GCATCCCGCTCTATATGCGACGGCAATCCCTGCGGTTTTTTTTGCTTGGCTGTTGGCTGTACAATTAAGCATGGTCTGACTCCTGTTTTTTAAAGCTCGCCTATAGTATGGGATAAATCCCGTATCATAAAACAAAAAAATAGCCCGCCAAATTAGGCGGGCCAAGTTTACAGGGAGTCAGCCCTTCTAAATCAAAACATACCGCGCCACAACGTCCAGAGTCGGGACCACAAAAACTGCCGCGACGATTCCTTGTGTGACGTTGTGTATCATCAGCTTGCCACCGCGTATCACCAACGCCATGATGTCGCCTGCGGTTGCGTAGTTTTTCAGACTGTTAAACCAGATTCGCTTATCGCCGCGGGTCTTGGCTTTGTACGCTGAAATAGTGGTTTCGGTCCCGTCGCTGTAAACGCCGGTCAAAGTAACTTTGTCGCCAGCGCTCAATTCGCAGTAATCCAGAACGCCCTCGCGATTCAACAGGTCCCGCAACGCGGCGTTACAGTCCTGTATGTTCTTATTCAAAATTGTGGCCGTCACATGGAACAACGCCGCGTCTCCTAACGCGTCGGCATTAGCCTGTTCAACCTTAGTGAGCTCTCTCATTTTGTATCCTCCAGATAGTTAGCCAATTTTTCGATGATGCGCTGGAGCCAGTCCTCAAGCCAATCCATCTGCGTGGCCCCCCAACTTATTACTCACGGTCCACGAACCACTATCAATAACCTCTCCTGCGCTTCGACAAGTCGAACACTGCCTGATCTCAGGCTCACTGTCCCTAACTAACGGGTAGTAACGGACGTACCCGTTACCTTTACAAACAGAGCATATACCCATTTTGCACTCCTTCTAAATATCTGGGACATATCTTATACCTCAGCAAGGGTAAGAAATCAAGCGCCGTGTTTTAGGGGCTCCAAAATATTGTCCCACCGTCCCACTATAGTAGTAAATTCCTGAAATTAAAAAAATAAAAAACCTCGGAATCGTGGCGGGATTGGTGGGACGCGTGGGACAGTTCTGTAACCTATTCTATATAAAGAGTTTTTGGAGGTTTTTGCGTACCGTGCCAGATCCCACAATATGTCGCTCATGGGACGCGATCCCCGTTAGTAATAGTGATTTTTCGCGGTTTTTGTGTAAAACTCACTGAGGTTAACCCAGAAAAAATTTTTCAGCCCTCACTTACAGCCCTTTCTTAAAGTAAAGTGGTGGGACAGTGGCGGGACAGCGTTGATATTAAACAATAAAACCCTATTTGGAGGCCGTTTTGCCAAACCGTAACAAACCCAACCAATTGATAGAAAAGACCCGTGGACCCGACAGGAAATTAACCCGCCGACAAGAGCTTTTTGTAAAAGAACTTGTGTCGAACGACGGTCAAATCACGCTTCGTGAGGCGGCGACAAAGGCCGGTTACCCCCCCAAGTCCGCCCACACCCGTGCTTACGAGCTAACAAACCCCAACATCTGCCCCCACGTTGTGCAGGAGATCCGAAGATACCGTGAAGAGTTGGACGAGATGTATCAAGTCGGGTACAAGAAACACGTCCGAGATCTCCAGCGCATACGCGATCTGGCTCTTGAATCTGGGGCCTATTCGGCTGCGGTGCAGGCGGAGTACAGGAGGGGCCAGGCCCAGGGCGATATATACGTCAGTAAATCAGAAATCAGGACGGGGTCCATAGACCAGATGTCCCGGGAAGATGTGGAGAGAGAACTTGAGCGGATTAGAGAGGGTTTTGAACGGGCTCCCGTCATCGACATCACGCCAGAGCCAAGCGCAGAGGAAACTGGCCCGGGCGGAAAGAAACAAGGAAAGCCTTCTCTGGAAAAAAATAAAGGACGGCGTAAAACACGCAAGCGGCCCGCTGGAGGCGACGCGTCTGGAAAGCTGGTCGATCCCGGGTCTTCCTGACGTCCTGCTGTACAATGGTGCGCGGTTCTCCCTTCTCGAACTGAAGGTCGTCAAGCGTGGAAGCCGTGTCCACGTCTCTCCTCATCAGGTTGCGTGGCACATGCGCCATGACGGGAGCCCTTGTTTTTTTGTTGTTCGGTGTCCTGAGCTCAATATCCATGTTTTTGCTGGCGGGTGCGCTGCTCGTCTGGGCTCTGGTAGCTTCCTCGACGTCCCGCCTCTGGGAATTTTTGAAGAGCCGTACGACTGGTCCTCATTCTTTGATTTAACGGCTCCCTGAAGGGGGCCTATAAGTACCGGCGGGAGCTTGGGGCCTACACCCGTAACCCAGTTCCCGCCGGTTGCGGGAGGGAGGCCCGCATTTCGTAAGTTCGTTTATTTTTTTGACTGCGACAAGGGATTTTCTGGTGAAAAAAACTCATCGAGGGTGCTTAGCTTGTCCGACGCGGACGCGAGTAACTGCACTTGCTCATCCACGGCGGCACTCATGCTTGAATGGTCACCTATCCCAGCGGGATTGTCAATATAGACCTGTATGTTGGCCCGGGCTACGAGGATCTCGGCTGCGTACCTTGCCTTGAGGGCTTTGATGAAGTCTGAGCGTATAGTCACGATTACTCTCCAAAGTCGTGGAGCGGGTTTTTGTGCCCGCGCCCAAAAAATAAAATCTGATCGGATTCCTGAGAGGAGAACAGATACCAAGCGCAGTTGTCTTTGCCAGTGCTTGAGCTGCCCTCGATCCATTTGACACGTCCGATGCTGACGATTTTTTTAAGGCGGGGCAAAAACTGTACAGCCTGCTTGGTGTGCGCCCAGTCCCCGTCGAACAGGAGCCATGTAGGGGCAAGGTCGGATAAGTGTGTGATTAATGGGTGCAAAATCATCCTGTCCCAGGGTGGATTGGTAATGAAGACATCTCCCCCGCATTTCTCTAAGTCAAAAACATCCAGCCTGTCAATCCACTCTACTTGGGGCTCAATGTCCGATGACCCCAAACATTGATGACCCGCCGCTTCCAAATGCTCGACTAAAGCGCCATCACCAGCGCAGGGCTCGACGAACGCGGTTTCAGAATCCAGATGCGGAAGTAATGGGTACACGGCAGGCAGGGGGGTGGGATAAAAATCCCTATCCTTGCGAACGAAACTTGATCTCTTGCCCATTATTTACTCCCTGTTTTTTTCGCTTATATGAGCCCCGCCCCTTTTTTGGGGGCACGATTCGTTGGCGGAAGGCCGAGCCTTGCAGAAGCCGTCCCGTGCGCCGTGGGTCCTGCGCCGTGCGCCGTGGCTCGTTTTTCATGCCAGCACCCTGTCCAACTTACGCATGACGGATCGTCGTATCGCACTGTCGCTCTCCCCGTTTTTACGGGCCTCTCGTATATACTCACGTAGAGCGGCCTCCACGGTAACCCGTCGCGCTGGCGGGTGTGGTATGACTGCCTCATGTGCCACGGACAGCGGCCCGACTGGGGTTACGACGCTGGTCATCACAACCGGCTTAACATCGCTAGGGTGATTTCCGGTTGCACCTTTGACCCCTTTGTCTCCAGCATACGGGCGGTCCTCTTGTGTGATTCTTGCTCCCATGCCAGCTTTTCGCGTAACTTCTCGACTTCAGCCAACGCCTTGTCGCGTTGAACCCGCACTGTCTCAAACATGATTCGAGAGTACTCCAGTTGGACCCGACGGTCCTTTTCGTCGTCAGTCAACTCCGACATATCCCGTCTCCTCTGCCATTAATCGGATTGCGTGGGCAAGCACGGATGTCCCGTCTTCTTCGCGCCCCGAATTGAGGGAATGCTCGGCTTGCGTGAGGTCGAGCCCAAACTGTAGTGCAAGTGACAAGAGAAGGCTAGCATCGTCAAGTAGGATGTCCATGTCGGAGCCGATTTTGGAGCCCTTGATGAAGACTTCCCGGATCGCCCCGGAAACCGGGTCATATCCAAAATTAATGTAGTACCGGTCTCTCTCGGTCTCAAGAACCCGTGTCACACAGGGCCGACGCGGGGGGAGCTTCTCTCTCATGGGTCCTCGGTCCTCTCTAGTGGTGGTAGAAGATGTGGCGTCCGATTTTACCTGATCTCTGTAGCCTCTTGGACCAGTCAGGTCGTACACTGACGGTGTGATAGTGGGTGCTGTTTTCCAGTCCAACGACGGACACGGGTGTGGTCATCAGCATTTTGGCGACGTCGCTAGCGGCCAGCCATGCCGAGCGGTCGTCCGGTGTCTCCCTCTTACCGTCACAGTAATAGGAGAACTGGCACCTATTACGGATAGGGTTGCCCTGCCAGTATTGCCCCTGTCGAACAACCCCGCAGACCGTGTCCGGATAGCTCTTGTGCTTGACCCGGTTTTGGATCACGACGCCCACTGCCAGCATACCACGCCATCCCTCGGAGCGGGCCTCAAAATAAAGGGCCTCGGTCAGGCATTTGGAGGCCGTACCGGCCCGTGGTTCGTGGGGAGTTAGCATTGCCACCCCCGCCACGACGGCACTAATAATTGCCCCCATCCTCATTTCCCCACCTCCCGGAACCAGTGGTGTTTTTTTGCTGGAGTGTTGCAACTTGGACACACCTTTTCTATCCAGAAGAAGTGCCAAACCCTAGTCTCGGAGCCGCAATGCCCACAGGAAATTTCTGATCCCTCGTACCGCCACAAGCCCGGGACGGAAAAGTCCCACCTTGAGAGCGGCGAGAATGTCCGCACTTGAACGTCTACTCCCGTCTCTGTCTCATCCCGTGGAGCGTGTTTCCTGTTCCGGTACAGAACCTCAAGGAGGCTGGTCACGACGCTCTCCTGTCGTGCTTTACGGGGATGATTTTTTTAATAATCCCTCTGGGGATTGCGTTGGTGGACCCCGCCAGAGAGCCCTTGGCTTCGAGGGTGGAGACAATGACGACGTGATCCTTGGTCTCGTTGACGATCCAGCCGATTGTCTCCATCTGGACCGGCTGGAGCTTCTTCGATTCCTCAAGCTCCAGCCACGCCCCGTCGAACGAATTTATGTCCCACCATATGATTGCAACGCACCTCGGCGCATTTTTCTTAGGCATCTGAGACGCCCCCGAAGTCGTAGAAACCGCTGACGATCTCCTCGTTAAGCTCTCCCTCACTGATAATAAGAGGCTCCCCGTCTGCCCAAACGATCCAGTCATAGTCATAGTACGTCGTTGCAGACTTGCCCTCGATGACTTGCGTCTCCCGGGACAGGAACCGTTCTACCAGCGTGATTATCTGCCATCCGAGGGAGGATTGCTTCCGCCCCCGGTTCGTCCGGGTGTACCGTGCCCCTCTCACCATCAGTGTGCTCCCCGTTTAATTTTTTTTGAAATTGCCGAGGCATGTTGGCCCCAGACCTGTTTGATTTCGGGGTCTCCGGCGCGGTCCTGCGCCTCAACGCACCTCCATAACCGGGTCTCGTCTTCTGTTGGCTCAAGCAACTTGCCCTGTAGCCACTCAAAGCTCCTGAAAACTCCTGAAACACTCATATTGACCCCTCCTCTCATATGGGAAAGATCCTAGACTAGGCGCATAGCAATGTTGTGTCAAGTGGCTAGTTTAGGGATGCGGGATCTACGGGGTCCTCGTCCTCGCAGCAGTGCAGACAATTCTGCTGGACCATGTCGCACATTGCGTTGTAGCACCACAGGCAGAACTGGACGGGGAGTAT